TGAAAGCATCTGAAATATTCTTTGAACTGCCTTAGAACTAGCAGCTACATCACTCCTGGCGCTATTAATTTCATCTGATAAAGTTATTCCTATTTTTTTATTTATTCTCATAGATATGTCTATCATATCTTCTGTTATAGATAACGCATCATCAGGTATATCAACAATACAAACTAACAGTTCACCATCAAATAAATCGTAATTATTAGAATACTCTCTTGAAAATATCAACGCTGCCTGTTTGGCAGAAGCATCATTAACTTGATGAGTATCGTCATTAATACTATATACACCCTTTAAAATGATTGCATATCTTTTCCCTGGTGAAAGAGTAACAACGACATCCTTTTGTTGCAAAACTGTTATTTGATAAAATGGTTCTATGTTTACCGAGGCAACACCTAAATGATCTACATTATCACTTGATGTAACAAGCAAGCTCATTCCAGATCCCGGTTTTGGCATAAAACCAGAGTAAAACCCAGGATCTACAATACCGCGAAACTTGCGGTTAAGCGCCGCAGAAAGATAAGGTTCATGATATTGAACATCTGCTAACAGTGGTAATTTAGCAGCATCAGGAAAAGAAACTGAAGAAATTATAGTTATATCTTGCATAGCTTATCCTTATGCTTTCGTTGCATTTATAGTCATAACAGATGTATATGTTTTCCCGACATATAGATTGTCTTCAGGAACACAAGTAACAGCTATTGGTTTATCCTCGTTATCGAGAATAACTAAAGTATTAAATGGATAATTTCTACCCTCTTCGAGTTGCCTCTGATCTAAATCCATTCTGACTGTTATTATACCATCAGAAAAAGTTGGAACCAGGTTAATGGTGCAAAACTGGCTGGTCAAATCGGATAGTTCAAAGCTGCGCGGAATCTCACCAAGTGAGAAACTTCCATCGTTTTTCCTTGTAACTAATGTACTTGTGCCAAACACAGCCTTACTAATCAAAAATCGTGATCCTTTATTGATAGAAGACTCAGCCCGACGCTGATAGTAATAATCAAGTAGCTGACTTTTATAAAGTTGTGGTGATATTCCTGACATGATTTTCCCTCATACATGTTTGGAACTATATTGTACGCAAAGTCACTTGTTACCCCGCCAAAAATGACGGGGCTTTACGGCGCACTGCGTAAACCCCGTCCTTCTGGGCGTGGAGGATGTCAACAAGAATCGAGTCACTAGTTATCATTGTCGAGCAGCAAATCATCTGCCCTTGTGCGATCAAAGGTATGAATCCCAGCAACAACGATCCCCCCAGCCGCTATTGCAATAGCGTCACTTTCTTCGGTTACTCCCTGTATTTCTGCTAACTCATTGGCCTCAAACCAAAAAAATGTAGCAGCAGATGCGACAACAGTGGAGTACTCCAGAATATCTTCCCGTTCGTAAATCATTATTGATAGATATAGCATCAAACCATCAAAAACGATGTGGAGAGGAAGAAGAGGTTTTACAAACTGGTTGAATTTCTTAAGTATATCCTCGGTGAGAGCGGACTGATCTATTCCCCCTGTCACATTGTCTATAGCCAAATTATTAATTGGGATACTTATCATTCCGCGGGATGTCAAAAATACATCACCGTATGCATCACCTGTTGATTCCAGCTGGCTTTCCGGGATAAGAACCGTCCCATACGGGAATCGAACCTGATCTATCGGTGCATATACTGGATCCCACAAAACTGAAATTCCGTTAAATTCGCGGTAAATTGTCTGGTTTATCGGGCGTTCAGTCCCCTTAAAGTGGATCTCATCAAAACGTTGTTGTAACAACATCGGAACGGAAGATGAGTTCGAGGTTCTGATAGTAAAGAACTGACCAAGTTCATTTGTCCTGATCTCCAGATCTTCCTTGTTCATGGAGAAAATAGACTTCCGATTGGTAATTCGCTCCAACCATGGGTCAACAAAGGTATCCATCATTGACTGAACCAAATCAGCCAATGATTTATAGAGCAATGACTTTTGCTTAGCTGATGTAAGCCGGTTATTAAACCAGGAACGCTGCATCACTCCTCCTCATACGAAATATTAAAGGTGGAGTTTTCTGTATCCAGATAAACGAAATCGTAAAAGCCGTTGGACTCATTCCACTCGACAAATTCCAGATAAAAGTCGCGGAAATAACCCAGCGTTTCGATAAATGCCCAAACGTCTTTTTTCTTAATCAGGATGTACTTGCCGACACGGTTCGGATCAAAGAAAGTTGAGTCACGCCCAAATTTTGTTTCCAGTGCCGACTTCAGCTCATCGGTCACGTTCTCAATGGTCAGGCTTGCCGATATCCGCCCGGTGATGGTGATCTTAAAGGGTAGTTTTCTGACCTCTTTATACGAGAATTTCTTGTTCAACTCATTCGGCACCTTCTTAAAGGCAGCCAGGATCATTTCTTCAAGCTCTGACTGGCTTTTGTTTGGATGCCATCCTGAAATAAATATCTTATTGATATTCTGAACATTATAAGCACCATCTAATTTCTCTTGCTGGCCTTCGCCCCATGCCTTTACCCAGGACAGTCCCGGGATGTTACGCACCAGAAAATACGTATAGTCCCCGCCCCATACGACCTGATCATCATAGGCAAGGTAATATTGTGCACGGTTACGTGTGATCTCCGTTGTTTCGGCATCGGTACCTGCGGTTATAGGTGTCGTTGTCTTAACTGAAATCAAATTAGCTAAATTAGCCGCAGAATCGACAGGCGTCAGGTTTTGGCCAGCAACCAGGGTTATATCGCCGTTGGTGCACCATACCTTAAGCGTAATGGTCGAGCCTTCTGGCGGTATTTGCCCAATTAGCCCATCACCGAATCGAACCCCCAACTGCTCGGATGGTTTATAAAACTCAACGTAGACCTGGCTTTTACTACCGGCTAACCGGAACATAGTGCTGGAAGACCACTGCGTGGTCTTACCATCGGTCGTCACGAATACTTCCAGCTTATAGCAGACAGCAGTGAGAGCCTTTGATAACACGACTTCCAGAAATTCTTTGGCTGCCGTAACGGTATATGTCACCTCCTGGATTTCCAACTGTGCCACTTCTACCGTACCGGTGCCGTCAACCAACCTGCATACATCCATAGTCATGTAAGGGTACTGGTCGTCAGATATTAAAGGCATGTTTTTGGGGATTACCGCTGGGGCATCTTCACTTGTGGCGGTGATCTCAATCATCCCCGATGACGGTGTTGGCTTGGTACCAACGTAACTATTCGTTTCTGCCGCTGCCAGGATAGAGGAACGCCGCGTCGCGGTCGATATAAAGCCTTCAGCCAGCGCCGCATCGGCATACTGAAAGCACCTGTAGACAATCTGGGTAATAAACAATGTCAGCATCGAGACAAATTGAGAGCCGACAAACTTCGACCAGAATGAATCTTTCTCGACAAGCTCTTCAAACTCTGCACGAATACTGTCTTTAGTCGGTGTTGTTTTACTCATAGCACCACGTCCTGTGTGATAGTTATATCCCTGATACGAATGGATATTTTCAACTTATCAAAAGCATCTCCCTCGGCTACTGACAAGCCAGAAATCGGTATGTCAGGTAAATCTACCGTCAGTTTTTGCAACAGCATTGCCTCAACCGCAATTTGAACATGCGACAAGTTGGTCGGTTCGTGTTTAAACTGCGGTAAAACATTGCCCCATGACGGATCTCCGTATACCTCACCCTGATAAGTGTTTAGCCACTCATATAAACGAGCGCCCCAGGCCTCCTCCTGGGACTCATACGTTTTTACGCCGGATAACTCCAGCGTCAGCAAAGGATCAATTTCGTTATTGTTGGCCATCAATCAACTCTCGCGTAGTCATTCATCAACGGATCATCAATTGACAGTGGTACCGTGCGCATAACGCCCGGCTGAGGCGTGCTGACCTTTACGACAGTTCCCTGGCCTTTCGCCGAGTCTTTGGTGTGCTCTTCAATCCTGGCGAGCAATGAGGTCATCTGCGCAAACAGCCGCTTCGTTTCACCATCAAGTGAAACGGTATTATCAGCCAACTGCATTGTCGGCTTGGCACCGGAACCGCCAAGGTCACTAATAACCTGCCCGTCTATCTGCATACGACCGGTTGGTTGCTGCAAATCGTTGGCGGCAGTCGTCACCTGGGACGTGGAGGCTGGTTCAGGCGCATTATTTTTCCGCATCCCCGGCGAGTTGCGGAGTTTATCGAATAGTCCATCAATCCCCATTTGTGCGCCGAGTTGGTCAAAGTAACTTGAGTTGCTGGCCACCGGACGCGCCTCTTCAACTGGCATCGGAGTATCAACATACACATTACCAGCTGCTGTTGCGGTCCCCTTCCCTCGTGCACGTTCTTCGAGCGTTCCCTGAACGACTTCCCGACGCATACCCCGGCCATTCATGAATTTGTTGACCAGATCGTTAACGCCAACAGCATTGCCAATTTTGTCTACCAGACCGCCTTTCTCAAACGGGCTATCACCAGGGGTAAACACCAGGCCAGTAGACTGATCGATAACAGCGTTATCAGGCAGTGGTCCCCTCACTCCATATTGCGCCCCACCCTGTGCTCCTGCTCCAGGTGTATAGATTTCACCACCTAAATAGCGAGCACGATGAGTATTGACCTTGATCGCGTACTCACGGTTTTCTTTCGATAAGTCACCTGTGCCTTTTTTCCACTTATTGATAGTGCCAAACCCAGCGTTATATGCAGTGATGGCCTCGTTTAAGTCTCCATTGGCTTGCTTCAGATACTTGCTCATGAGAAGAGCCGCAGCTTCTGCCGATTTTTCCGGATTAAAAGAATCTTCCCGGGATAATCCAGTTTCCTCACGAGCAACGCTCGTAAACTGGAACATTCCGAGAGCGCCACCACTTAGCTTTCCATTTGGTGATCTTGTAAGCGTAGATTTTGCGTTAGGATCACCACCAGATTCAGTTGCAGCGATCGCGTAAAGAGTACCTTCAGGAAGGCCATATTTATTCTCTAGTTCAGCAAAATACGGAGCCAACTTATCGAGATTTGCCTTACCTTCAGCGCCAAGGCTTCCGACTTTTACATCTAAGTTGCCATTGTTGTAGGTATCCGCAGCTTTCTGAATGTCATTCCTGGTGCCAGTAGTATTAAGCGACGATGATGATGAGCTATTTTGACCAATAGCATTATCAATTTTCTGCAACGCGCGATTGCCCGTTTCTACGGCATTTGCATTGATAATCTGATTGGCAGTTTCTTTAACTGTTTTATTGCTATCTTTCGCCGTATCTAGGGATGCATTTACAACACGAGTGACAATATTAGCCTTTTTAGGGGTATATTCAGTCTTAGGAGCATTGTCCTCCTGACTTTCTTTAGCTGGTGTTTTTAATTCAGGTGTAACCTCTTTCGCATCCGCTTTGTTGACTAGCTTTGATGCAACCCAGGCCACAGGGGTGCTCTGAACAGCGGCATCTGCAACCTCACCTGAAAGCTCTTTTGCGGCACTCCATAGATTACTGCCAGCCTCTTTAATGTATTTCCCAGGATTCTTAATGAAATCAATTGCACTATCAATTGCATCACTGAAAACCTGTTTCAGGTTATCGACAGTAAAGAAGTTTTTGATGGCGTCTAATTTTTCGTTCAGATTCTTTGTGGTGTCACTGAACCATGCAGAAATAGCATCACCAATCTTTGCTGTATAATCATCGAACTTGGTAGAAATGGTGTCACCAAGGTTAGAAATGTATGTTTCTAAATTGGTAATCCCACTATCAATGGCCTGTGCAATACTTTCCGTCGAAAATGATTGCAACATATTGCCGATATCCTCAAATCCAAGTGATTTGAGAACGCCACCAATGGCACTGCTAATACCAGATACCAGTCCTCCCATATCGAGAACGTTAGCCAGTGTATAAGCCGCTTTTTGCTGAAAAGATGGATCTTCCCCATCCTTAAGCCCAAAGGTCCGACGTTGTGCTTCTGTATCATTCCAACCGGTTACCGCATCATAGATACCTCCAACCACCGTGCCGACTAGCGGAATTGCGCGTAAAACCCCCTTTGCAAGTGCCTTAACACCTAGTTTCCCCAATCCCTTAGTTGCAAGTTTTCCGGCACCGCGAGTAGCCAATTCGCCAGCTTCTTTGGCAGCAGCTTTTTTCCCACCAAAGCCCAATAAGCTTGCAACTTTTTTTATACCTAAAGCGCCTAGTGCCATCGAGCCAACTTTCTTTAGTGCCCCACGGCCAAAAATGAGGGAAGCAATACCATCGGCCCCCTTCCCTAACAGGCTAAATAATTTGGACAGCAAGCCGCCCTTCTTTTTCCCGGTGTTTTTGGCTATCTGATCAAGGGCGCTGAGAATCTTGTCATTGCCCTCTTTAATTTCGCTGGTCTGATCCTGAAGTTCCTGAACCGTCCGTTTTTGGGTGTTAACCTGAACGACATCGGCACTACTTTGCGATTTACGCCTAAAAAAACCTTTTTTACGGCTGTTATCGTCATTGCCACGAATCACATCGGCAATAGACTTTCTGGCACCATTAAGCGATCCGCCAACTTCTTTTGATATCCCGCCAAGCTCCTTCCCTGCGGCCCACAATGGACCAGCAACGGCATAACCTAACGCATCGACGGCACGAGTCTCTGAAGGGTTACCTATGCCTTCAGCTACTTTTGACAGTTTTTTTAATAAACCTGATTCAGCATTTAGACGCTCATCATCCTCTTTGCGCCTGTCCTTTTCAGCACGTTCAGCACGGGCATCTTCCGCTGCGGCCTTACTCCCTGACTTTCCAATAAAACGACCACGCGCATCGCGTTGGTTTTGGCTTTTTTGCGCACCGCCTTTTTGACCGAACATTTCGCGAGCGTGTTCGGCTGCTTCGGTCCGTTGTGCCTTTACATTCTCTGGTATAGCCTTCCTGCGTCGTTTTTTACCCTTTGGTGTAGTTGATTTGGCCCGCTGTTCCTGTTGAGCAACATCTTCCTGAACTACACGAGAAACGTCCCCTAAATTAAGCCGTTTCATTGCGTCAACAATAGGGTCTACGGATGGCGCATTGGCCACAAAGTCAGGCCGGGAATTTTCGATTGTGCGATTTAATGCCGACACGCTGCGAGAGACAGGATCAACAGTAGCAACTCGCCCCCCTTTCAAATCTTCAACAGCTTCCCGAATACCTGCAAGCTCTTCCAGCTCTTTTGCGCTGGCGGTTTCAACCGTCCTTATCACATCGTCAATGTTGGCGTTTTTTCTTTCCATGATCTTATCGCCTACCGCTTCGGTTTAAGTTTTTCTTCCAGTTTCTCCAACAGGAAAAACGCATAGGATTCAGTGAGCCTTTCAGCGTCCTGAATCGGTATACCCCCATACAAAACCAGGTTGGACACTAAGGTCTGATAGCTTTTCAATCCCCACCTGTGGAATGAAGTCGGTAGCCCGAAAGGGCACCCACAGACGGGTATACGCACCCTCTGTGGACTCCTTTGTATCCTGGTTTGGGCATTTGTGCGGCGGGAGACGAAGACGCATTTCGCCTTTATCGATGTAGCACGGTAAACCATGTTCGAGCTTTTCATGAGCCAGCCGGATGTGTGCCGCCAGCTTCATAAATTCAGTATCAATGGCCATCCGTTTGATCGTTTCATAACGACGCTCAGCCTGCTCTTCACGAGTACCGCTAACATCGTTATAAAGTTCACACTGATAAGCGAATTCCCAAAAACGCAAATCAACGATCGCTTCTTTGAATTCCGCGTCGTCTTCAGGTGGCAATGCTGCACGGCGCATCTCCAGCATTTCCATTGCCCAACCATCAAGCGGCACGATACGCCATTGATAAGGCACGCCCTCTACAGACACCTCAATATCGTCAATGAACGGTTCCACTTCCAGGACCTGGATATCTTCAGCCAGAGCATTCATATCGCAATCGTAATAATGCTCTTTACCGCAATGTTTACAGGTGTAGGTGAATGTCTCGACCGGTGTTTCACGGGAGCCGGTAAATATCCACCATAACGCGGTAATCCGGTCCTGTGCCGTCCATTTCAGTGGATCATGTTTCGCAGGTTCAGCCAGCAAGGCTTTTAAATACGCCGTTGTCTGTTGTTCTTGTTCCTCCGGTGTTATCGAGTTGAAACGCATCGCATCAGCAATATTTGGCTGACGGAACTGGATCAATTCAGTTGGCAGCGATGGTAGCGGGAAAAGAGGTAAAAGCATCCTTGCTCCTTAATTCAAAGAGAAAAGCTAAAGCCCAGAAGGGAAGCCAAAGAACTTGAGGATTGGTTAAACGTGCTGTGCAATGCGAAGGTCATTGGGAATGACTTAAATTCCGTAACCTGATCCCGCGCATAGGTGACATCGCCGGTAGTGACCGGGAATACCGTCATCTCATTTTCCAGTTTGGTTAAACCGGAGGACAGCAACCGATAAATACGCACATTGAGCAAATATTTAGACGGTATATTACCGGTACCGTCCGGATTGATCACCCGACCTTTTGCCGTCTTAAACCAGTCCAAAACGAGGCCATCAACGGTATCCCTGACCATCATTGTTATCTGCCCAGGCGAACGCTCCGTTGGCTGAAGGATATTCCCTCCGCCGATTTTAATCGTTTCATATTCGATGCTGTAATCGTGGTAGGTAATGTCTTTAGCAAAGAAGTCTGCCCCCTCCAGACCATCAACTTCGACAGAGAACTGCCATCCTTGCGCGAACAGCATTTTGTTCATGATGATTGACGTCAGCTTACCAACTTCCCGCTCACCAACGCCGGAGCCAAATAATGTCGTCGTTAATGCCGAAGATACATAAGACTTTACTGAAGCAACATTAAGCCCCATATCAGCCCCCTCACTTCAACATGGATGAGAAAAGAACAATTCCCGGGATAATTGCCCTTGTTGCGCTCATTTTCTCTTCCAGATCCAGCTTTCGCTGATACAGCGTGTTCTCGTCGGATAAATTGCTGGCATCTAGTTTCCCCGCGATAGATATTCTTCGCAGGCGATCAGTGTTAGGTATCGCGATTAACACTTCCAGATAGTCAGAAAGTAACCCAATTATTTCAGGTGGCACTTCCCCATTATCCAGATCCATATCACGCAAATTAGCCAGATATGACACATTCAGTGGGTATACCTCTCGATGAGTATCTTCAAGCTCGATATTCCCATCGTAAACATCGGAGTAGACAAGATCGCCGGTGTGATCTGTAACCGATACGAGCGCAAGAAAATCAGCTGGGCAAGCAAGTGATTTACTGGCCTGATCGGTGAGGCGTATCCGCTTGATGTGCCCCGCCCTATCCTGGTAGGTTCCCAATGCTTTTCTTAGCAGGGATTCCAGTAAGGCAGGTTCATCCGCAATCAAAGGTGTGAAGCGGGATTTGACGTCTTCGAGTAATTGTCGTGGTGTCATTGAAACCTCGTAGAATCTGGTGTGTTAACCGATTCTACGAGTAGTCATTTGTTCATTGAGTAGGAATGTTGTTGTCTGGGGGGGTAATCAGTGTAGGTGGAATGAGGAATATGATATGGTTATCACATAATCAGATTGTTTTGAGTAAAACAACAAAACGCCCTTTAATGGGCGTTTTGTTAAAACTTAAATTGACTATCCTTTCAAATACTATTTTATTTCTATGTAATTTTTAAATTCCCTCTCATATTTATACATGATGTTATCAAATCCTTCCATTACATCAACGAATTGTTGTGAACATTCCGGCTTCCAAGGCGTACACTTACGAACCATATCCATTTTATTCTTATCCTTCGTTGTATCGACTAAGGATAGGTACCCTATAAAATTCATCATCTGAACAGGATCTTGATTTGTGAATATATATTTGACGTTTTGCTTAGTAGGTGAAAAAGAATCAAAAGCAGGGAACATATATTCACCAGAAAAAGAGAGTGCAGCATCAATGACGTCAGTTGCTGGAGTGCAGTTGCTCAGAATTGGCACTAACCTAAAATTAGCACCGGAGCACACTGCATATATATCATCCCCTTTTTTTAGTTTTAACAGAGAGTTTTGTTTTGAATCCAACACTTTCAATTTGATATAATTTAGTGGCGTTGCATTTTCCCCTGGAGTAAATAACTCTACAATTGGTTCATTATTCACCATTCTTATGGATTTTATTTCACCATATACAATTGAAATTGTATTCCATTTTTCCTGAGCAGCAAATTCATTATCTTTAAAATCATTAACCAACTCAGATGGAAAATGATAACCAAATTGATTATTCATTGTTTTCGAGGCAAATCCAGACAAATAGAATACCCTTACTAAATCATAATCTTTTTTTGAAGTAGAAAGCCAATCTGGCAATTTATTATCAGCTATCGCGCTTCCAGCAAAAATAGCACAACAAAATGTTATTACATTCAATAATTTCACTTTTCATTCACTCATTAATCGGTTTAAACTCACTAATTAATTCACCAAGACTATTTGGGTATGCTTTATAAATAACATACTCCGAAGAGCCATCTGAATATTGGTAAACCCCATAACAGACCAGTTTATTTATTCCTTTCTGAATAGTTTTTTGATTATAAGAATCAACCACTGTTATTCCATATGACGATAATATTTCGTTATATTCTTCAATAAGAGCTTTTCTTGTTTCCACTGAATTACAATCTACCTTCGAAAAGTCAACTTCATCAGCAAAAACATTAAATGTTAAAAAGGAAAGCACTAAAAACAAACGAATCAGCATAAATCCACTCCTACGCATGGATTAATAGTCATTGATCGCAAAGGCGTAAACTTGCCAAAGGTATTTCGTATAATCGGTACAAATCTCCTTTACGCTTGATGCTGCATTAACAGTCCCAGCCATAAATAATAACGGTAGTAATAGTTTTCTCATTATAACCTCACCTGCCTTATAACTCATTTAGGGTACATATTTTCGCCTTTAAAAAAAAGAGGTTATTAGATCCAATTGTGCATTTATCAAACAAGCAATGCTCTAATAAATTTGTATTTTTAAGTCGCGAATGCTATCTTTTCGCATCATATTGACCTTTTAATCGTTCAGGCTTATAGTTCCGCCGTCGTAGCAAATTCTGCGACCGGGTTTAGCAGCCTGAATACTTACGCGGACAACCGCAGATTTCCGATATTGCGGTATTTTTGTGTCCGTAAACCACGTTACGCCCGAATTATGGTGGGGCGTGATGGGGAGGCTTCGGCCTGCTGGTTTCGTAAGTGCCAGTCTGCTAACCCCGTCACGTCCTGCCACCTGTTTAGCAGCGGGTCGCAGGTTGTTTATCAACTTACGAGGCCGTAACTATGGTTAATGCCAATCCTTGCGCACGCCAAGAATTCATCTGGCGTTTCTATTCCTGTAAAAAACACCACTATCACTTCGTTATCGCAGCAACAGAAGACGAAGCACGCTCTCAATTGCCTGATGGCCCCTGCATTTTTACTGCCCGTTTTTCAACTAACTCGCGCAATTCACTTAGTTACTGGAGCCTCCCCTTCTCTGCCGACGTTCAGGGGGGTTTATGAAAACACCTCTCGTCACCCGTAATGAAATAGCCGAAGCGATCGCCTTGCATACTGCCTGTATGCCGACACGGGAGATCCCCGGCGCAATTGCTAACTATTTCATGATAACCAGACGTTTTTATACCCGAACAGATAAGGCTGTGATCAACAGGCTACTGATAGCCGAGATCAGGGATTATTTGATTGAACAAGGACGTCTACGTTACGCAACAGTGGCAGCAGAAATGAGAAAGGAGGCACATAGAATGACCGGTAATAATTTAAATGTTGAAAAACCAGCACCTGTTGCTTCAGCTACGCCAGCACCAGCCGTGAATATTATCCCCAACACCGGAGACACAATCGACAGCCTGACACTGTTAAAGATGGTCAATGAGGCACGGAAATTATGTAGCGAAAAACCAGTTCGCAACAATGATTTCATTGCCAGAGTTAAGGATGAGCTTGATGGGGAGGGTTACGAAATCTTCGTAACCCCTATGGATAAGAAAAAAGGTGGAGCGGATCAGGTAGTTATAGTAATGACATACAAACAAGCCCTGCGCGTTGCTGCTCGCGAATCGAAAGCGGTCCGCCGTTCGCTGATCGACAAACTGGAAGAATTGCAGCAGGCAAACTCCCCTACCCCATCGATCCCCCAAACATTACCAGAAGCTCTACGCCTGGCTGCCGAGTTGGCAGAACAGAAAATGCAGTTGGAACAACAGCTGGTGGCCGCAGCCCCTAAAGTCGATTTTGCCGACCGGGTATCAGCGGCTAATGGAATCCTGATCGGGAACTTTGCAAAGGTCGTTGGACTTAAGCAAAACGCCCTTTTCTCATGGTTGCGCCAGAACGGCATTCTCATGGCTTTTGGTGCGCGCAAAAACGTACCGCGCCAGCAGTACATTAACGCCGGGTATTTCACGGTGAAAGAAGTGGTGCTGGATGATGAAAATGGCTACCAGATACGGCTGACGCCCCAATTAACGGGTAAAGGCCAGCAGTGGTTAACTCGCAAGCTACTTGATGCTGGTTTGTTAAAACCAGTAGCAATAGGTTAACAAAAGAAAAAACCTGCCAGCAAACTGGCAGGTTTCTGAGCAGATCGACCAACCCGATCTGGATCGAGTCAGAAAAATTTGCTCTAATAAATTTCGTTTTCTAAGTGCAAAGAATCACCATTTCGAGCTGGTGATTGAAGGTTGATGCAAATTTGGAGAAAAAATGCAACAAACATTCAATGCGGATATGAATATATCAAACCTTCATCAAAATGTCGATCCTTCAACCACTCTGCCCGTTATTTGTGGTGTTGAAATTACGACCGACCGCGCTGGCCGTTACAACCTTAATGCTCTACACAGAGCGAGCGGACTCGGTGCCCATAAAGCGCCAGCTCAATGGCTAAGAACGCTGTCAGCAAAACAGCTCATCGAAGAGCTTGAAAAAGAAACTATGCAGAATTGCATAGTTTCGTTCGAAGGCCGTGGCGGCGGCACTTTTGCCCATGAATTGCTCGCTGTGGAGTACGCAGGCTGGATTTCTCCCGCGTTTCGGCTGAAGGTAAACCAGACATTTATCGACTATCGAGCCGGAAGATTACAACCTGCTATTCCGCAGAGTCTCCCTGAAGCTCTCCGTTTGGCTGCCGACCTGGCAGAGCAAAAGCAACGGCTGGAGCAAAAAATGCTTATGGATGCACCTAAAGTCGAATTCGCCGAACGCGTTGCTACCGCCAGCGGGGTTCTAATCGGCAACTATGCCAAAGTGCTCGGCCTGGGCCAAAACTATCTCTTCACCTGGTTGCGTGATAACGGAATTCTGATCGCAACCGGTGAACGCAGGAACGTCCCCAAACAAGAATACATATCCCGTGGGTATTTCACCCTTAAAGAAACCGTGATCGATACAAGCAATGGAAGCAGGATTTCTTTCACGACTCGTATAACCGGCAAAGGTCAGCAGTGGCTGATGAAGCGATTGCTTGATGCTGGTGTGCTGGTACCTGTCGCGGCAACGCGCTAACAGACGTAGTAAGAACCACCAGCATTGTAATGCTGGCTAAAGTCACTTTCCTGAGCTGTATAACGATGAGCGATTTTACTTTTTCTGGCTATGAATTGGCCTGCTTTGTAACACACTCCGGTCTATCCCGTAGCGCCGGGCATATCCTGTCGCAATGTGCAAATCTTGCGGCAACAACCAGTGAATACTTCATTCACAAGCCTCACCGCATGATCGCGGCAGAAACTGGTTATAGCCAATCAACCGTCGTTCGTGCATTCCGTGAAGCTGTAAACAAAGGAATCCTGACGGTAGAGATTGTTATCGGCGATCACCGTGAACGTCGCGCTAACCTGTACCGGTTTACACCATCCTTTTTGGCCTTCGCACAACAAGCCAAAAATGCGCTGATTGAAAGCAAATTAAAGATCTCTTCAGCGGCAACCAAAGTTAAAGCGGTTCTCGCTAAGACATTGGCTTTATTTAATTTTTTATCCACACCCCCATGTCAAAATGATACCCCCTCCCCCTGTCAGGATGACGTGGCAATAAAGAATAAGAAGTCACAAGTTAAAAAAACAAAAAGATCAGTTTCCGGCGGTGCCGGAACGAGCAGACTCAAAAAATTGACTTCATGGATCGCTGAGGCAAAAGCAAAGGCTGACAATCTGCGGTTATCCAAAAAACGCGCTCAAAAACATGAGTTCAAGCAGAAAGTAGAGGCGGCAGCGCGGAAATATACTTACCTGAAGAACAAGCGTTCTCCTGATATTGGCGGGATATCAAACTTCGATAATCTGCCGCATTGCATGACGGTAAACGAAGCTCTTAATGCGGTTTTAGCCAAAAATAAAGATAACGAACAATGGGGTATACCGGCAGGATTCAGAGGGTAATGAATTGCTCTAATTATAACCATGCATACTTTCAACACCTCTAGTTTGCCATGAGGCAAACTCATAGGTGTCCTGGTAAGAGGACACTGTTGCCAAAACTGGACGCCCCATTATTGCAATTAATAAACAACTAACGGACAATTCTACCTAACAATAAGTGGAGTTAACATGTTGAACCGAAGAACATTTAATGTATTCTGCGATGAATCCTGTCACCTACTAAATGATCATAATAAAGTCATGGTATTGGGTGCGCTTTGGTGTCCTGGCACTATCACAAAAAAAATTGCTAGAGACATCAAGGAATTAAAATTAAAACACAATCTAAAACCTGATTTCGAAATCAAGTGGACTAAAGTATCTGCGTCCAAAGTTGAATTTTACTTAGATGTCGTAGATTACTTCTTCAGCAACCCAGCATTGCGCTTTAGAGGTGTTGTTGTTCCTGATAAAGAGCAACTGGACCATGCTCGATTCCATCAAGATCATAATACTTTCTATTATAAGATGTTTTTTTATGTCTTAAAAAACATAATAGAAAGTAACAACACATACAATATCTACCTAGATATAAAAGATACTTTAGGTATTGAAAAAATTGAGAAATTAAGAGGGGTTCTTCACAATGATCGCTATGATTACAATCATGAGTCGATAAACAGAATTCAACATATACGATCTCATGAAGTGCAACAATTGCAGCTAACGGATCTTTTCATTGGTGCATTAGGCTACGTTCATCGAGGAATGAATAGCAACGCGGGAAAAATCCAAGTCATAAACAGGATAAAATCACATACAAACAGGGAGTTACTAAAAAGCACTCTTCCAACAGAAAGTAAATTTAATATTTTCGTGTGGGAGGCTCGCTGATGCTTCAAATGCCAGATTTATTGTACTTCAATGGAAGTTGGCAAGAGTATATAGACGATGTATATGATATTGTCAGAGAAGACATTTTAATCTCTAATATAACGTTTAAGGGTCTCCCTGTTCGATTACGTTATTCACCGGAATATGATGGGAAAGAGTTCGGATTTTGGCATTTAGTATCAGAGGGAAAAAAAGAAGAAGAACGTATACCCGATCTTGAACGGTGCAAGCGAATTCGCTGGATCGCGCATATGATAAGGAATTATAACCATTGCGATATATCATGTTGGTCTGAAAGACGAGGACCAACTGAAGAGTGGGTAATCTGGAATGAGTGTGAAAACTACGTTGTTGTGCTATCCGCACGTAGAGACTATTGGCTTCTCAAAACAGCCTATGTTGTAACCTATGACAGTAAAATCAGAACACTCAAACAAAGCAGAAAAAGAGCACTTGGGACATAAAAAAGCTGAACCCGACACATATTGCTATGTATCGGGTTCGATCGCTCTTTCTACACATGGTAGATGAGTAAGTCAAATCTAACCGATCTACTTTAGCTTTTCAATAGCTAGCTATAACTTTCCGCATATATTCTTCTGATAATTCCTGGAGAGCGGTTGGGTTTTCTCATGCTTTTCTGCGCAGAGAAGCACACTTATTCAGCAATAATAAATGCAATTCTTTGTTATCACTAAGTATTTCTACACACCAATATCGTAACGTGTTCACTTCAAGTGTAGCCAGCACCTTATGTCGAAAAGCCCCCTCCCCTACACATAACGATGGCTGACATTCTGCTAAGGCACATAACCATGTATTGGCATCATAGAGAACCCAATAATGCTCATCTGAAATAGTTATGCATCCAATTATTTCGAATCTTCTTTCTATCGTCTCAGGAGAGTATGAAAAATCAATTTCCATAACATGCTCAAAATCTATCTATACCGGCATAATTTAAGCACAAAAAAGCTCCCGAAGGAGCTTTAAAATACAAGGGATGACTCTTAATCCCACTCAATCCAGTTGTAAACGATACGAAGTGACGGGCGCACAGCGGCAGTCACATCTTCAGTACTAAAGTCGATTGCATCACTGTAGATTTTGCAGTCCAACATTTCAATTGTTGTAGCAGCTTTTGTCACAGCGTTAACCCCGGAAGATTTGGATTCAGGGGTCGCAGCCATCGTGATATCAACATAGTCCTTCGCCGCAATGCGATCTTTAATGAACTGAAGAATATCGCCTTCGATAGTCTCCACGCACTGGACCTGGATTTCCCCGGAGTTACGGATTGGACCGTGCTGGTTGAACTTCACACCATTCGGACCATAGTCCTCCACATCCTCACGGGTCATTTCAGGGATCTGCGACGTGCGGACCAGTACGCTGATATCTTCATGGCCTGCAAAAGTGAGCTGGAATTCAGAAGATACGAGTCGTTCGCCTTTGGCCGCGTTGGCAGTATAGCGGCCCTTAATAAATTTACGGTTTCCCTTAGTGTTATTGTGCCCCATATAAAATCCTTTTACTGGAAGGCCCGAACAATATCGGAACTGTTATATATCGATGAACCGGTCAACTGGAGGTTGACGGTGTTTTTCAGGAAATGCCCATTACTATCCCTGGGGGCATCGAGATCGAAACTTAGGTCCTGGATAGCGACATCAATGATGTTGATCCGGCGACCAATGTTTAGCGTCACACGCTCCGGGATTCGACCACCAATACTGGCGTCTTTAAGTTCCGGGCTAATCATTGCTGACAACGCGGCGATAGCACCTGAAACTTCCGTATATGGGTTAAACAAAGCAATGAAAGTTACTGGCAGCGTGAAAGTCGGCGGTGTTCCCCCCTCCCAAACCATTAAGCTGTTCCAACGGGCCACCGACGTTGTTTCAGTACCAACCTGCGCAAAACCACTAAATGCACCAGCAACAGAACCCATAGACATGCCGGTAAACGGCGCTTCCCAATTCTGGGCCAGATTCATTGCCGCCCCCTGGCTGATATATCCGGTAACCTGGTACTGAGAGTTCGTTAAAGTAACTTTCAGAAATGGCGATACACCGTCAGCCTGGCTGTAAACCCCAAAAGGTATAGGTGCCATTCAAGTTAAAGGCCGGAGTTCTCCAGCCTCCTCCTTTAGCCGAGGCGCTTACGGCGCAGTTTCATTGACTTTTTGCGGGCCAGTTTTGCCGCGCCGGTCTGGGCTTTACGACGCGCTTTTTTCAGCGCCGATTTTTGAGCCGCAGTCAGACGTTTTTTACGCAGACGTTTACGGATGAGTTTGATCTCACCGTTACGAACAACCTTCTTAAATGCTTCAGTCAGCATTTCATCAGAAGTGCCAGCAACAACAAACGCCGCTTCCAGTTCGTCACGGTCGTCGCTATCTAAACCAGCGATAGAGGCACCAACATCAGCAGCAGCGTCGTCGTCTTCATCGTCAGCCAGTGCTTCGATCAGGTCATCATCTACACCGCATGCTGCGAGGAAGTCAGCAACATTTGCCCATGCTTCGTTATAGGCATCGTCCTGTTCTTCTGTAACTTCGGAGTCGTCGTCATCAGAGATACCAGCGATAGCCTGAACGAAACCATCAAGGGAGTCGAAAGTCAGATCACCGCTATCAGCCCAGGAGAAAACGGCGTCGGCCGCATCACTCAACGCATTCTGCATAGCACTTCGATTTGCAGCTTCCAGAATCATCTGGTGCGCCTGTTCGACGGTCCATTCTTTACCGTCTTTCCCTTCCAGGATTTGCTCTGGAGCCGGGGCAGATGGAACGTTATCGTTAGTCTGTGCCGCCGGTTCCGGATTATTATTAATAACCGGATCTGTTGGCGGTTCGGCGCTTGCTCGGGCAGACTCCATCAGCTGCACAGGATCAGAGTTCAAAGCGAAACGGGACAGTCCATTCCCCAAAAATGCCCCGGATTGAAAAAAGTTTTTGCTCATTGTATTCCCTTACTTAATAAGCAGCGGTACGCCCTGGATACGACGGGCTACGCCAGTCGGGCAGCAGGCCCAGACTACTTCCCATTTATCGAATTCCGCCTGCGTAACTTTCAGCACATACGGTTCTGTACCGTCAGCATCAGGATCACGAGGAGCCACCAGAGCGCCGGAGGCGACAAAGCGATCTAAAAGTTTGGTCATCCCTTTAGTCAGGCCAGCCGCAGTAATACCGTCCGGGCTATGCTTCATCTGTCGGGCTAACTGGACAAAGAAACGGCTGATTGCATTCATCAGGGATGGGACGTGCTGGAAGTGCAGATAGTTATCCTGCGTGCAGCAAGTTAAAGCATCGTCGATGATCATCTGGCCAGAGGTGCCAACAGATACTTTATTGAGACGGCCCTTGACCATTGCTTCTTCGTCCGGGGTATCTTCCGGATACAGCGGTTGAATTGACGCACGAGCAATGACGGCACGTTCTTCACCAGCCGGTGAGTAATGCCAACCGCCGACATCAGAGTTTTTCTTGACGCCACGAGCTTTCGCCGCATACGCCGCGCCAGACAGACCGAAGACCACACGGGATTGGGTCCATTTGTCTTTGCAGGAGAACGGGAAGTGATAGACAGCACAGCTTACATAATCGGTACCAAGTAAACCGGTATCTTCAACAGCAGAGAGCGCTTCCGTATACGTCAATGTCGGTTTGACATCAAAGAAGCCATCAATCAGGCGATCAGAACAGATATTACCTAACGCGGTGATCGCCGCATTGTCATAGCAACCCAGGCCGAGAACAGCGGTGTACATGTACGGCGCATTATTCAGCACTTTAACCGCACGCAGGTACGCAGCGGTTGAGATTTTCGACTGATCGCCGTTGGTACCGCCAGTGAACGCCAACGATTTTTTGTTTGTTACTTTCGCTGTCGAAATCAGCTCTTCATTAACAACCGCGCGCAGATATTTAGAACGGGCTTCCAGAGCCGTAGGCAGATAACACAAGCGGCCCATGTCATCTTTCGCTTCTTCCGCCAAAGACACAGTGTGTGTCTCCAGGGTCGTTACCACGCCGAGCGAAGTCGTCTGGGTCAGTTTTAAGAGGAAGCGTTCATTACCCGCGCTGTCCGCTGTTGCCGTTTCGATGGTTAACTCACGGGTAGGTGAAATACACGGATCACCATCATCAACGTAGATAGCAAAGGCTTCGCCACTATCAAGTTCAATTTCAGAACCGTATGGCAACGCACTGTAAGCCGGTTCGCCTGATTCATCGAACATAATAATCGGGAACTTCGCATCATCCGGAACAGCGCGAACAACATAACCAGACGTTTGCTGAATAGCTTCGTATACATGGCGAATTGGTTCGAACTGTGAGCCGGAAGACGGCTTCAGCGGTTCGCCGAGAACATCTTCGTAATTGGACTCAGTAACCGCAAGAACAGTAAACGGCTTGCCACGCGCAAATACGCCAATACCAGCCCATAAGCTGCTATTTAATGCAACACCGGTAGATAACGTCGCATCGGCATTGATCGGGCTAACCGCGACGCCGGATGCATTACCTAATGACTGTTGAATTGAATATTGAGACATAACTTTCCCTGTTATGCGCCCCGCACGGGGGCGCTATGTTAAACGGAGAACTTCCCCTGATTACTCAGAGTCACCGGCATCAATCGTGTCGCCGCTAATGAAGTTAAGCCCGCCTTTTTTGGCCATTGTCAGCGTTACACGAGTGAAGTAATCAGCGCCGTTGCGTGGGTGCATATCGTTGATAGCCGAACCCCACAGCGTGGTACGGTTGACCAGCGCCGGAGTGGTCGGATGCTGGAACGGGATGGCCGGGACAGCATCACCAGTCACGAAGCCTGCTTTACCCGGATTTTCATCACGGACGTAGCACAGCACATCCATCGAGCTGAACTGAATGTTCTCTGTCGTTAAGTTCTTACAAATACCAGCAGGTACTTCGTACACTTTCACGTTACCGAACAGGGTACCGATGTAGTGAACATACGGAGTCTGGATATAGTCTTCGGCTGGCTGGAAGAAATCCTTCGGCAACTGTTTGAAGAAAGATGCTGCATCAGCACCAGCAAACATCCCCATCGCACCAGAAGATTTAACGCGCTCAATAATGTCGCGATATACAGTCTGGAATTTGCCACGAATGATGGTTGCCCATACATCAAAGGACTGGTTAACCGGCAGAGCGATGTCAAAGGTGTCGTTCGCAAGAGTACGCCAGATCATGATGCGAAGACGCAGCATATCCTGTTCATGAGACAGGTATTCCTTCAGGGTGCGGAACTGTAGGGAACCCAGGTCCAGACCAAATTCACGCTGTGCTTCATACGCCGCCTGTACCGTGTGCTCAGCCGCGATAACGAACTGGCTTGGGAACAGGGTGTATTTCTTCATTTCGTGGTTGATCAGCGGGATCAGCTCAGGAGCGGCTTCAATATTGATTTCCGTCTCAATTGCGATCTCAGTGCCTTTATCCGGCGCTTTGGAGAACGACAGGGCAATCTGACCAATGTTGTAGTTCAGAGAGCAGGTAACAGTGATTTGCTCACCAGCAGCATTAGTAAACGAGTGAAGTAGGCTGCCGGAACCGTTATCAACAACAGACTTAATACGGTTAACGTAGATATTAGTGCGACCTTTTCGGATTGGTACATTCTGGCCTTCGAAGTCTTCCATCTTGAAGGTTGCGGTTTTGCTGGTGCCATCGGAGCTTGCCACCAGCACATAGCGGCGGCGTAACTGGCTGTACACACCGACGGATTGCATGTCCAGAACATCACCAGCAGCATAAGAACCAAAAGAGGAACCTGCCACGTTAAAGACTTCATAGATGTCGGACTGGTCACGCGTAACCGGAATGAAGGTACACGCATCAGCGGTAGCTGCCCCCAACTGAACAGGCAGGATCATCGCGAGGAATAAAGGCAGACGCATAACACCGTCAGAAACGCTCATCATCTCTGCTGCGACGGATTCCAGCATCGCTTTATTAGTGGCATCCATGCTATTGCGGGTGGACTCAATCAGGCAGTTTTCCAGCGTCTGGTGGCAGGAGGCCAGAATTTCCGGACGCGGCATAGATTTATGTGCTGCGGCGTAGTCAGCCAGTGCACTTGCCCACGCTGTAGCGATTTGAGCGGTGGCATTATCAGAGATACCCGCAAAAACCGGGTCTTTACGTGCAGCTTCAAGGATAGATGCGGCACGCGCGGCATCATCTTTAATGAATTGGTTATCAGTACCGAACTGCGCAGTGCTTGCCCAGCCAAGCACAGCTTTAGAGCGTTTTGCGATATCTGCAATACGATTCTGGTATTCGCGTAAGTTACTCAATTTACTCTTCCTTAAACACAAGGCACTTGTGTGAATCCCTTTTCGGAAGAGATTTTATTGAAAGTCACTTGTTGACTTTCTCGTGACAAGCAATTTTTTTATTTTTTTCGGGAGTAGGGGAGGAAGGTAAAATCCAAGGTGAAATCGTGGCGATTTCACCTTGAAATTTTAGATTGATTTACTTTAAAAACAGTAGGTTAACAGTGAAATTTGAATGGCGAAAGTTTAAGGCTTCGGCTTTTTATCGAGGCTCTTTCTAAGGATATGCCCAATCATCCTGTCGAGTTCTTCCTGTAGCTCTTTTGAAAGTCGATTAAACTCATAAGAAAATGCACGGCCTTTCACGCGCTTCCTTGCAAAGCGATCCTTGTCCTCAAATTTCCATAATTCAGTAACTACGGACTTATCTTTAGAACCTTTATCCGTGAGTAGTGAGGCTTCCTTTGTTATCAAGCGCAGGATTTTATTTTTAACTTCATCTTCGGCCATTTCTTCAATGGATAAGATGTCGTTTATTTCCGGGGATATGTTTTGAATAAGCTGATCAAACTCTAAATTCTTGTTCCCCATTTCGTCGCCAACAGCACAAAGCGTTTTGTAGTCCGAAAAGGTCAATTCCGACTGCACAGGGAAAAGGGCGACTAATTCTTCCGGAGCACTCGCTGCCTGGAGAGCACGCGTGACCTTCGCCTGAGATAGCCCTTCTTTGGCTGCAATATCCTTCTGACTCATCCCATCATTTTTCATTCGCATCAAACGCAGACCTATTTCTCGAATGCTGTGCTGCAATGCTGTCTGAACGTCTTTCGCTAAATTTTGCGCTTCCTGAACGCTGATCTCCTGGTCCGTGACTAAAACCCGCAACCCTACGTTCTCTAAGATGGCAGAAGCTCGACGCCGGGAACCATCCAAAATTTCAATTTTCCCTGTAGCCCGTCTAACACCTATTGCAGGGTAAAATTGCTGATGCTTAATAGTGCTTCGGATACTTTTTAATGATTTTGGCGTAAGAGATGCCTGGTCACGACCATTGTTATGCTGATCAACAAAGGTATCGCTTTCTACCTGATTCGGAGGTATTACCTCTTCAATAAATGTGGCCTGGCGACCTGTTGATAACTTGAATACCTGCTCGACTCGATCGCCAGAGGCTGAAGAACTATCAAATCCGCTTAATATTGAAGGATTAAGGGTTCGCCCAATTGTTGGTCTGTTTTTCTTTGACATGGGGGTTTCTTACTCCTCAGTTAGATCTGATAAATTCAATACGGTCAAAAACTGCTTTAGCAAAATCTTCCGCGGCAATTCGCGCGTTCTTCAATGCATCAGCACTACCAACATACGTTGCCGGGTTAGCTGAAATAACAGTGTCAAAAGACTCGCCGCAGCGTTCAAAACCGTCAAGGCGAGGGAGGACGACATCGAGCATATCCCCACCGAACACTTCTTTAGCCAGGCTATGGCAATACTTATGATCTGCCTTGTTACTCAACTTGGACATAAAACCAATGTTAGTCGCAAGCTGGCACTCGCAGCCTTCATCCGAAATGAGTTTTACCAACTCAGGAAGGCGGGCAACGTATTTAAGCGATGAATGGAAATCGACAGTTGCTGGCGGCAGAGGTGTAAACAGTATATTGGCCGAGGCCAAAGCATTTTTCAGGAAGGCATCAAGGTGAGGACCACTATCAACGAGGATAAAGTCATAATCGCTCTTCAGCTTATCAATCACATTTTCTTTCAGGACAGCATGGATGTTCTGACCCGGTAGATGCTCATTGCACAGCTCTCTCCAATCGGATGCAATAAAGGCATCGTCAATCGACGCAGGCATAACGTCAACCCCAGGTACAACAGAAGGAACAATAAACTCCTCTAACAGCTCTTCACGGCTTACATTCTGCAACATAGCCTGTGCAGATGTTGCGTTTACGATACCAATAGAGTGTTTATGGCTTAAAAACATCGTCGCTGAAGATTGCGGATCAAGGTCAATAACCAGAATCCTTAAATCTTCCATCAGAAGATGAGGGTGGGCACGCATTGCATGCGCCAGAGAAACCGTCGATACAGTTTTTGACACACCGCCTTTAAGATTGGAGATGAAAATCACATACGCTTCGCTGTAGCGATCCCGGTATTTTGGCACTCCGCGATGTTCATATATGTCAATGATGTTCTGAATTGACATCGCATATTTCATTGAAGAGCCAGCAGGGCGTTTATCGAAAACATAACCCTTTTCTTCCATTTCACTTACGGCATAGTCAACGTTCGCACGAGTCAGTAGAGGCAATTTTGCCAGTGCCGCTTTCGCATAGACCTGGTAAAACTCGTTCGCGTGTAGCTCATCCTTTTGCAACTGTACTTGTTCAGTCAGAACATTGAGCATTCTATTTGCTCTTTGAGCAACCTTGTGAAGCTGGCTGGAATCACTCATCGAAAGTCATCCTTTATGCTGTATTTTTGAATTTACTTAAAAATGCTGCATAAAATAATAATGTATGCACAGATGCTTGTACATAGCATTCTCTGCATGTTTGGTTCATTTTGCACGATTGAGAGTTACAAGGAGGGCACAAAAAAGCCCCGTTCAGGGGCATCAGTGTTATTTGCTAAGAGCAGCGAATAATCGTTCGAAATCGATAGTATCTATAGCACGCGTAAGCGCCGGAAGTTCAGCCTCAAAGTACCCGTGTCGATCGTAAAAGAAGGGACCGAAGAGCGAGGCATGTTGGATTCTACTTCGCCCCAGCCCGGACACACAGTTAAGCCCATTACCGGCTAAAAGGCTAAAAAACTTCTCTGGATTATCGTGGTAAAGCTGGGAATCAATGGTGGCGGTTAACTCTTCCATAGGGAAGCACACCCGCCCTGTCTCCCAGGGATATTTAGTCCGAAGCATAAACATTGCTTTCAGCAATTCACATTGAGCGCGGATCGCGTCCGGTTCATAGCCAGATATGGAGACATAAGCCACGTCCCTCATTCCTGCGTCATCTTTGAAAGTCACGATAGAAGTAACATCCAGCTCTTTTTCGAAAGAGCAAGCAGCATCTACTGGACGCTGAAGTAAATCATTCGACTTAATGCGCTCGAGAATCCCTCCCCACATATCATTTAGATATACGATATGAGCCAAAACCTTATCAAGACACTCTCGTGTAAACCATTCAGTATGCCCGCCACCGGCGCTTTTCTCCCACGGCGCATTCCAGGGGAAAAAGGTTGCGTGTAAAGCCCGCTCAAGATTAACTATTGCCAAACGCGTACCACGATAGACCCGTGAAAGCGCAAAATCGGGACTCACTTGTAGCCCTTTAAACCGTGCCAATGGACCACATGAAATGCCGATTTTAAAAGTATCTCCATTCTCCGGCACCAGAACGTAGAGGTAGTGTTGTTTCTCTTCTTGCATATCAATACCACTGCTTGATGAGAACCGCGCAAATGTTGACTATGCGCGAAAGTTAATGTGAATAGTTGACTATGCGCGATGTGACTACAGTCAAAAGTTGACTGTAGTCGATTTAACTCCACCAAAGATCGACTATGTAAGATATTGTCGGGAGAAACGTTGACTATACGCGATGAAATGGGCCTAAAAGCCATCTCAATAGCGACTTGCAGAATATTGACGCCAGCAAAAATCCACCAGCGTCAACGAATGTCGCCTATAGTCAACTTCTCGCTATCGCATATAGTCAATATTATGGATTGCGCTTATGGATCTGGAAGCCGATTTTCCTGCCGTTTTTTATCTCTGAAAATTTAAGATATTCAATAGCTTCCAAATCTTTCATGGCTTTTCTGATAACGCTATTTTGCACGCTAACGGATGATTTGAGATTAAGCCTTGCTCTAAGGCGCTCAATGCTGACAGGTGCCGGGTTGGCAGGTAGAGCCTCAAAGAATGTATACAGTACCTTGGCCGTCTCTTTGCGCCCGAGCTTATCCAGCATCTTCAGCTTCAGGATTCGCTTATAGTCAACATAGTAAAGTTCAGATAGCTGTTTCTGCGGCTGGATCTCGATAACATCAAGCTCGGTATTCAGGCTGCTATATGCCAACAAGTTGACGTTAATGTTATTGAGATGACCTTTTGCCGCCGGGAAGCGGAATTTGACAACTGTCTGCTGAATGCGTGTCAGAGAGTCATCAATACTTTTACGGAACGCCTTTGAAAGACGCTTACGTGGATAGCCGCATCGATCGGCAAACTCGGAGAATGGCAGGGTGATTATACCGTCATCATCAGGTGCGTAGTCAAACAACGCGGAGGTTATGCCCACCCACACCTTAAAATCAGTATCCATATCCAGGCGTGGACCATGTATTTCAATTCCCTCATAGCCTTCCTGCTCAACAATTTTGAGGCTTGATAGTTCTTCGGTTGCGTTCGTTGTGTTTGTAGTAACTGACGATCCGCGACGTAGTGCCACATTGGTAGATTTTAAGGTTGGCACAAACACACCTAAGCGCAACAAAGCGATGGGTTGTATAGTGCTGTTGTTATTGGGCTTCAGGCTGTGGATTTCTCCTGTATTTCCTGCAACTTCTTCAACGCTAAGGAAGCCTTTACTTTCTTCCGGCATCACGGTTTCTCCATGTGTGGCGCGGCCTGACGTCAATTTGGATGGCTGTTATCAACAGCTGTGAATATTCAGACTCTAAAATCGCTTACAGTCAATGTTTCTGTCGCGTATAGTCAACAATAAATCGCGTGCAGTCAACAATAAATCGTGCACAGTCAACATAAAATCGCGTATAGTCAATGTTGATCCCATTTCAGGCCAGTAATGACGCGGCTTACAGCGATCCGGGATCTTCTTTGGATCTTCCTAGGTTCTCTTTAGGATCTGTTTATTGGATCTATGCTGTGGATAAGTTGAATAAACCGGCCAACAAAGCCGGTTGGAAGGAAGTCATATTATTCTACGCTTTCGATAAGAAGACCATGTTCATAACATTTAAGCTCATCGCCTTCGTACAGGAATTGGTATCCAATACCACCATTTTCATGGACATTAGGGAATAACTCATAACTCACTGAAGAGCAAATCACACCAATGCAGCGATCAACGCCTTCTCGTTCTTCAGTGCTGAAAAAATCCTCTTCGGTAAGGACATGAGTACATTGCTCATCAGCATAGGTCGGAAATACATGCTCGATGCAATCCGGGTGTTTTAAACCAAGCTGATCGGCAAGCTCGAAAGCATGACGGTATTGTTCAGATCCTGGCTTGCCAACAGTGATGTGCTCAATTTTGTAGATTGAAGTTGCTTTGTTGATAGTTTGCTTTACTGTTACTTTATCAGACATAAAAATCCCTTTTAGTTACCTCTGATAGCGCGGTTGTAATCATTAACGTTGCGATTCTTCCTGTTAATCCCCATCAGCATCGTTTCTGTATCGAGGATATACGCTGGCAGATCATCAAAATATTCACTGCTAAACTCTGGCATCCTGCACATAAATGCACTTTTGGGGGCAGGGTGGTTAACCTTTGTCGGCGTCGGCGTTAAATTCGCTGATCGACTGCCGGAGCAACCGCTGAGTGTCAGCAGGAATGCGCTGGCGAACATTACCCGCCGCAACCAGTTGTTTCTGAACTTCAGCTTTTCGTTCCATTTGCCTGTCAGCATATTTGGCTTGTTCTGATTCATTTTTCACTTCCTGGCTGTGAAAATGTTGCTCTGCTTTGTTCATCGTCTCAATGGTCTGGTTAAGATCCATTATTGACTTATCACGTTCCTTAACAGCCTGATCAAGACTGCCAATTTTCTCCATGGCTTGCTTTAGCTGATGACGTTCCCATGCAAACCCAGCACCAACAAGTGCGCAAATCAGAACAAGAACACCAGTAGCAGCAAGTTTCTCCTTCAAAGACAAAGCTGTTTTTAATGTAGAAAAGAATGACATGTCTTCCTCCTGAAGAAAAATTATCAATGAAGTCCTTTGTTACTGTGCCGCTTTGTTTAATTCATCAAGAACAGAATCAGGAACCAAAGCGGCGATTGCGCTGGCTGTGCTGGCCTTATTTGCTGATGCTTCCGCAAGCGCGGTACCGATAGCATGGTTATAAGCAGTTATGGCTACGTTGGCGCTTTCATTCGCTCGTTCATACTGCTGTTGTAACGCAGTTGTGGGTGCTGTTGTCTGGTTGAAAACAACCCCAAACTGTTCAGTTGCTACTTTCAGAGATTCAATTTGCTCTTCTGTTAGTGCTGGTGGGGGAGTGGCAGTGCCGCCGCCTGAACCAGAGCCTGACGAGCTTCCTGAGCCAGTGTTAAGGGTCTGGTTAATCTCCCCCATAGCAGCGACTAAACTTGATGTATTAAGCGCGTTTACAGCGTCCTCAAGCGATTTAGTAATAGTCACATCACCAATGGCAATAGAGATCGGCAGTTCTGAAACTTCTCGCTCATTAGCACGACAGTAAACATCCCAACCAATATCGAGTTGAAGGAGCATTGACAGATCAGCATAACCAGCCAACAGGTCCGCGTGCTGAGTTGCCAGCCCTCCAATATTCGTTAAACCGGTTGCGGTTGTTCTGATCGTTGAAACATAGCTGGTAATAGTGTCGGGATAGACAATTGTATCCAGAATTAATCCGGTCAATTCTTCTGCAAGCAGTTTTGCTGTGTTAGCACTGTTTCGTGCCGATGTTATGGCACCAGGTGTTTTCATCCCACCGGCGGCGGCCAATTTTTTATATGCGGATAACTGGTAGTCTTTTTCCAGCATGATATCTCCTAACTTACCTGAACCAGGCCGTCTCCGGCTGCAACGGTAGAGCCGCATGAAACAGGATCACCAACGCATACGATCCCTTTCCCGTTGACGGTAAACCATGCCCTGGTTGATATAGCTTGCCCGCCGTGCGTGCTGTTCCCATCGGTATGCTGTGCATATTGCTTACCATCAACTAACACTTCGACTCCGTTGACTTTAAGTAGTGGTTCGCTCTCTACGGGAGGCCTGGATGGGAATCCTCCGTGCCCCGAACAAATGCTGTCTTTTGTTGCAATACTTGCCACGTCATCACCAATGATTTGCTCTGATTTTCGTTATTTTAACTTAGGTTATTTGTGGTCTGTGTGGCGTTTACTTATTGCAAAATTGCTCTAATAAATATTGTTTTTTATGTCGTGTTTTCGGTACCATTCAGCCATCGCCCTTCAATGGGCATTTGTTTGGAGTCGTCAGATGCAGATGGAGCTAATAAGCCGCAAGGAGTTCGATAGCCGTGTAACCAGCGGTGAACTCGACAACTTGCAGGCTATCAAGGTGAAAGAAGGCTTTTGCCTCATTGGGAATCAGAGCGGAACAAATCGCGTTTTTATGCTTCGCCGTACGGATTTGAAGCCATTTGTCTGGAAGAACGAAATTGGTCCCAGCTCATACGCTCAAACGAGGGGGTGCCACAACCTGGCCTTTTTCTACAAAGACGAGCTTTCTGTGGTTGATATTCAAGGGTTACAACATGTTTAAGCACTGGAAAAACATTACTATTTATAAACTTTCTCGTGAGGCGGATCTGACCGACTTAGAAGATAAAAAGAAAATGCTCCTTTTCACGCCATGCGGTAGTCAGGATATGGCCAAGTTCGGTTTTGTATCTCCATTTGGTGATAATTCCGAAGTTATCGCTATGCATGGAAATGGTTTTATCCTTGTTGAAGCAAAGCGCGAAACAAAAATTCTTCCCCCGCCGGTTATCCAGCGAGCTATTCAAGAAAAAATTGAAAAACTTGAGCAAGAACAAGCGCGTAAACTGAAGAAAACAGAGAAGGACTCCCTGAAAGACGAAGTTCTGCATTCTCTTCTGCCACGGGCTTTTTCAAAGTTTTCTGTTATCCAGGCGATCTACGACGGTTCAACTAAACGTATCTATATCAATGCCAGCGCGCGGCAGGCAGAGGATATGCTCGCGCTTATGCGTAAGTCTCTGGGTTCTCTTCCTGTTGTTCCCCTGAGTGTTGAAAATCCCATTGCATTAACGCTGACCGACTGGGTACGTGATGGTAGTGCTCCACAGGGATTTCAAATGGGGGATGCGGCAGAACTCAAGGCAGTGCTTGAGGATGGCGGTATTGCCCGAGTGAAAAAGCAGGATTTGGGAAGCGATGAAATTTCCACACACCTGGAAGCTGGCAAGCTCGTCACTAAGTTGGCACTCGACTGGCAGAACCGCATTAAATTTACACTGGACCATAACTTCAGCCTTACCAGCGTCAAATTTGCGGATGAATTGCTTGAGCAGAACTCTGATATTGATAGTGAAGATGTTGCGCAGCGACTGGACGCAGATTTCTTCCTGTTGACCAGTGAAATTTCGTGCCTGGTTGATGCTCTGGTAAATGCCCTTGGCGGAGAGGCTAAGCAGTGAAAGAGCTGTGCTATGGATCTGTTTGCAGTGGAATTGAAGCCGCGAGTATTGCCTGGGAACCGTTGGGTATGCGTCCGGCGTGGTTTGCTGAAATCGAGCCTTTTCCATCGGCCGTTCTTGCGCTCCGCTGGCCCCATGTTGTCAACCTTGGCGACATGACAAAACTTGCCAAAAAAGTCTTGGCTGGGGAAATCGAATCCCCTGACGTGCTCGTCGGGGGAACACCATGTTTTACCGCGGGGCATATGGTTCTTTGTAAAAATGGCTATAAACCAATAGAAGATGTTTGCCCTGGCGATTACGTAGTCAGTCATCTCGGGCGGTTACAACAAGTAAAAAGAGTTGGTTCAAAAATAGCTAATACGGGGTTACTTAATGCCGTTGGGCAGCCTTTAGGTATAAGAACAACCAATGACCATCCCTTCCTGGCTGTTCGGTGGAAAGCCCAAAACACCCGGAAAAATGGCACATATTTTAAGAGAGAGTTGTTGTCTGAACCGGAATGGCGAGCAGCATGTGATATGCCGGGATATCAATGGTGCGCTCTAACTAATTTCAATATTGCATCTCCAGATATTTGTTCTCGGTTCTTGTCTGAAGAACAGGCTATGTATCTTGCGGGCGCTTATGTTGGCGATGGATATATTAGGAGATGGAGAGGTAAATCTAAGAAGGCGGTTGTTTTTGGCATAAATTGCCAGAAATTGAGAAAGTTTCATTGCCGCATACCAGAAAACATATTTTCCGTGGCAAGCGAAATCCGAGGGAGCATCAAAGTAACCTTGAATGATACGTGTTATGCCAATTGGCTTAATGAACATTTTGGCGAGTTAAGCCATGCTAAGCGTATCCCTGCATGGGTGATGTCGCATCCATTGCGTCATGTGTTTTTACAAGGCTATCTTGATACTGATGGGACACCAAGTGGTAAAGCGGGATTTAGAATTAATAGTGTTAGTCCTGCGCTTGCTTGGGGCGTTGCGGGGTTGTCACAGACTTGTGGTTATGTTTCTTCGGTCAGCTTTATTGAAGTTGAGCCCAAAAAAGTGATCGAGGATCGCGTGGTAAATCAACGGAATTATTATCAGGTAACAATCTGCCCGCAGAAATTGTCACGTAAATCAAGATTGGCTCATGGAATGCTTTTACGAACAGTCAAAGAGTTTAAATCGGTAGGCCTAGATACTGTATACAACATAGAAGTCGAAGGTGATCATTCCTATATCCTCAATGGTGCGGTGGTCCATAACTGTCAGGCATTCAGTATCGCGGGATTACGTGGTGGGCTTGATGATGAGCGTGGCGCGCTAACTTTAAAGTATGTGGAGCTTGCAAATGCAATTGACGACAAACGGGCTGAGTCATTTCTCAAACCAGCCGTTATCGTCTGGGAAAATGTCCCAGGAGTCTTGTCATCGGCAGATAACGCCTTCGGATGTTTCCTTGCCGGATTGGCTGGAGAAGATGTGCCATTTGAACCAGGTGATCGACCTGAATCAGGAAAAAGCAACGCGTTCTGGCGGTGGGATGGCAAAACCGGTTGCCATGTTCCAAAGTGGCCGCAGTGTGGTTGTATTTATGGACCGCAGCGAAAAGTGGCCTGGAGAATCCTTGATGCCCAATACTTCGGAGTGGCACAACGACGCCGACGCGTGTTTGTTGTCGCAAGTGCTCGAACAGACCTCGATCCCGCAACGGTACTTTTTGAGTTCGAAGGCGTGCGCCGGGATATTGCGCCGAGCAGAGGCGAGGGGAAGGAAGTTGCCGGAAATGTTGGAAATGGCATTAAAAGCGGGAGCCATTGGGATAACCCTGTAAATCCTCACCCGACACTTAACCAGTCACACAATACTGGTGGGATTGGTGCAAGTAACCAAGAGATTTTTGCGCAGCGAGGCAGCGGACTTGTGTATTGCATGGCGCATGGGCAAGGGGGGGCAGAAATAAAAAATGATGGGACATCACCTACTCTTACTTGTAATCATGAAGCTCCAATTGTGTTTTCTTGCAAGAAAGCTATTGCGTTTACAAGCAAAAATTATGGGCAGGATGCGGGTGTTGAGATTTCCCCAACTTTACGAGCTGGTAACTCTGCTAATAGCAATCAAAACGCGGGATGCCCACCAGCTGTTGCGTATTCGCTACAACATGCACAAATTGGGCGAAAAGATGATGCTGGACCGCAGGGTAAAGGGTGGCAAAAAGAGATAAGTTTTACTCTTGATTCCCGCGCAACAGCTGACGCCGTTGCGTTATCTTTTTGGGGGCAGGAAAGTATTGAAAAAGGCGAATTAGGTGAGAATGGTTACTTACCTCATATGATGAGCGTTCGCCGTCTGACTCCTGTCGAATGTGAAAGGCTGCAAGGTTTTCCTGATGGACATACGTTGATTCCAACGGGAAAGCGTAAGAAAGTTACTTCAGATGAACTTATATACCTTCGCAATCACGATCCTGATTTAAGTGAAGAAGAGGCCGCCATGCTTGCAGCTGACGGACCTCGTTACAAAGCTATCGGCAATAGTATGGCGATACCAGTAATGCGCTGGATTGGCGAGCGGATTACCAAGGCTGCATGTCGGCAGAAAGAAGGAAGTGAAACAAAAGAGCGAAAAGTTAAACCAGCGGCAGAATTCGAACGGTCCATATTCAAATGGGCTGGTGGAAAATTTGGTGTTCTGGAACAAATCTTTCGCTATTTGCCAGAAGGGAAGCGCCTGATTGAACCTTTCGTTGGTGGCGGAGCTGTCTTCATGAATGCCGGATACCAGGAAAATCTGCTAAATGATGTGAATGCTGACCTGATTAACTTTTACAAGACTCTGCAACGCGAGGCGCATTCACTTATCACTCTGGCACATCGTTTCTTCCAGGACTACAACACACAGGAAGGATACCTGGCAGTACGGAATGCGTTTAACAAACAAGTCTATGATGATTTACATCGCGCAGCGGCGTTTTTGTTCCTGAACCGACATTGTTTTAACGGATTGACGCGTTACAACCAGGCCGGTGAGTTCAATGTCGGTTATGGGAAGTATAAAACTCCGTATTTCCCATTACAGGAGATGGAAGCCTTCCTCGGTGCGGAAGGGCGGTCTGAGTTTGTATGCGGTGATTTTGCAGCGGTGATTGAAGCTGCCGGAGAAGGAGATGTCATCTTTTGCGATCCGCCGTATGAACCGCTTCCAAATACAGAGGGATTCACGAACTATTCCGGTCATGACTTTAAGTTTGAAGAGCAAAAACGCCTGGTGTCTCTGTTGACGGATGCTCATCGTCGAGGTGCAAAAGTTCTCATTACTAACAGTGGCGCGCCAAACATCAGAGAGCTTTATCATGACAGTGGCTTCAGAGTGGAACCTCTTTTTGCCAGACGTTCTGTGTCTTGTAAGGGAGACACTCGAGGTGTTGCTCATGACGTTATAGCAATATTGCACTAATAAATTTATTAGTGTAATATCGACTCAATGAATCGTGATTTATAGAGCGATTTAGCTGTTAGCCGCGACAGGCGCGGCGGCAAGTATGGCGGGGTAGTGACTCCTTCCCCATCATGACGCCGAGTTGCCAGGTTGACCATACGCCTAAGTGGCAACACCGAAGTGCGTTACGAGCTTCCAGTTTGCCCATCTTCGGGTGGGCGTTTTTTCAGGGTTTTCGTCATGGTTAGCGACTTTGCGGCGGTTTATAAACTGACCATTAAAGTAAATGCAAACGATGATCTGATGATGGTAGCGGCCTAAGAAGCCAGACGCCACGGGGTATGAGTCGTCCCCCGTCAAAAAATCGACCGCAGAGTGTCCCCGTCTGTGTATTAGGGAACGGGGAGGCACAACAGGTAAGGGCGCTGGTGTGATTAACCAGATGAACGAGAAGGGGCCATCTGTTGGTCAGCGTCCTTTCCTGTTGCGTCTTCTTTTCAGCGTAACAGCGGTGCTTAACAGCACTTTGGGTACAGTTCCACGAATTTACGGGTATATCCCGTCATGCTGAAGGCGCTAATCACGCTGGAAGCCAGGGTTGTGCATCCCCTGTTACCGAATTGCAGCCAGGGCGCGGTGCGCCGAAAAGCATACGGAGGTGGAAGCCCTCGCCGGAGACGTACCCGGCAAGTGATGGTGTAGCTCAGCGGTTAGAGCGGTTGACTGTTAATCAACGGGTCGATGGTTCAAATCCATCCACCATCGCCAATGCCGGTTTAGCTCAGTTGGTAGAGCGCCTGCCTTGTAAGCAGGATGTCAGCGGTTCGAGTCCGTTAATCGGCACCAGCACAACAGGTAAGGGTATTTTGCGACGTCGGAGATCGCCGAGCTTGGCAGAGGGTTCGAATCCCTACGAAGTACCCTTACCGTTGTGATGAATGCGCAGGCTGATGCGCGAAAGACATTGCAGCTATTG